TGGAAGTTCGGTTGAAAAATATAAAGAAAAAAGAAGAAAGGGGTACATGCTAATGGCTGAGGGAGCTGCTGAAGCAATCAAAGGGATTTTAACCACACTTACTGCATACTTTCCAACTGTACTTGTAGTTCGTGCTGGTGTTTCCGGTATGAAAGCCGTCTTGAACTTTGTTCGAGGTGCCGCTTAATATAAAGGACATTGTCCTTTATATTTTATCCTAGTATGTACAATAAAATAAAAATGCAAAAATACACTTTTAAAAAATCTCGTCGTTTTAGGATCGTAGCCATTTCTGATTGTCCGATTCCGACTTATAAACTAGAACTTGAATTTTCTTTTGTTCACGATCCTGATCAGGATCCCAAATCTTGGTTAAATGAATTACTAATATATTGCGACAATTTTCCTAAGTGTCTAGGAATGCTTTGCACATATCTTGATATCAACGCTTTAGAATTTGAATTTTTTAACGATGAAATGGAGTGGACATATTTTGAAGATTAGGCATATCCATATTTGCATAGATGACGAGAGCTATTTTTCTCTCTTGTCTCTGCAAAGCAAAACCGGGTTATCTAAAACCCAAGTCATCGAGAATTTGTTAAAAGAGGGAGATAGAAAAAGTGAAAAAAGAAGAGTATATGAAAATATATGCGAAAATCATGAAATTTGATAAAGAGCCATTGACAGCAGAAGAACAGACTGCATGGATTGAGTATCATTACGAATTAGAGGAAAAGCAAAGGGAAAGTTTAGAAAATATCGCTAAGTATTCAGAGGCTAATTCTAAAGACACTAGCGAGGTTTTAAGTGGCTTGAAAGACAAAGAGGTGTCAAAGGACTGGTCAGGATATAATGAGCTTAAAACGCCCGTATATGACGACAGCAAGTTGATATCTATGATTGAGCAAAACAAGCCTCAGGCGACAGTAAAGCTTGATAATAAGCAGTTAACAGACTTCGTGGTGCTTTTGACAGTTTGTATTTGTATTGGTTTATTTGCTATGAAATTGGTTAATACGTTATTTTCAGCAGTAGAAAATTGAGGTGAAAGATATGAAAGATTGGTTTGTTCCTAAATATTTGGGTATTCCGTTTATTGATGATATCATGAAGTGGTTGAATTCTGGGAAACCGGAAGCAATAGCAGTATATGTGATATTGTTTGTGATTGTGCTTTTGACAATCTTTTTGAAAAAGCGTGATGTAGATTGATTTTGGAACGCAAACAGCCGTCAAAAGGCTTGCTGTCCACAGTCTTTGGCTGGGAGCTTAACCCTTAAGAGCGGCAGTCTCTTTGAGCGAGTGTGGCTTTGTCTGAGTCGTCGCTTTGAGTCTGTCATCTGTGCTGTATCTTCTTCTACCCTTTCTAGGTATATAGACTGTTTCGCATGTCTAGGAGCAGTGGCAACAAAACCTCAGACATCGAAAGAGGATATATACCAGCAAGCGGAGCGCGCAGTTCGGCGCGGGTGGGGGGCTCGGGGGGAGGGACCCGCGCAGACTAGCCCCCCGGCAAAGTGCCTCCTCTCTTTTGGGG